TATAGTAGCATTGCCTTTACGAAACCAGTGTGGGTAGCGCTTTTGTCTTCGAGAGCAACGGCCAATCTTTGGTCCCCTGCTGCGATTCCTGCGTTCTTTGCAAGTCCTGCGTTACTGTGACTTAGATTGTTACCTGCACCAATTGCACCGCTGTCTGCTTTCAAGAAAACGATTAATCCTTTTCCTGTAATAACAGATGCTGGGTCTCCACTCGTAGCATCTACGAATAGTACACCAATAGCGTTTGATTGGGTTGGTAAGTCATCTGAGCACACTGCAACATTAGCACTGTCAAATTTTACGAAAGTACCTGCATCGATATCTGCTGCGGCGTTTGCCACTTTCATGATACGTGCTGGTGCACCACCGTCGTTAACTAATATGTTAATTCCTGCTGCCATATTTCATCACTTATTCCTTTTCTTCTCCTTTGAAGACGATGCGTCCGTTTTCCATCGCAAACATGCGTGGGGTTTCTTCTGCTTCTACTTCAACGGGCTGTTCTTCATCACTGTGGGCTTTACCCTTTCCAAATGTCCTTTCGGATTCTTCTGGTACTGGCATAGACTCCATAGCGATAGAGAAACCTTCTAGCTTAACCTCATCCCAAGACGTGAGCTCCTCAACACGTGCTTCTTTGGTTTCGTCATTAAGACTACCCAAAAGAGCTTCCTTCTCTATGATTGTATTGACGAAGTTAGACCTTCTTGCTTCTGCTTCTGCTTCTGCAAGTTTTGCCTTTTCTTCCTCAAAGCTTGTAATCATAGCGAGGGCTTCTTCGTGTTTGGCGTTCAGCTCATCGTAGGAGGTCTTCATTTCTGCGAGTTGGTCTCTCATAGCTGCGAATTCACGCTCTACGATTGACTCTTCTCCAGAAACATCCTTATTTTCTACTGTTTCTTCAGCCATAGTTATTTCCTCGCTGTGTGTCCCGTGTGTTTCACAGGCACATGCTTCTTCTTCATGGCCACCACAGCCACAAGAAGTTTCTGATTCCTCACCGAATTCACGATGGTCATCACATTCCTTTCCACCTTCAATTGTACATGCGTCACAAACGGGCGTGCGGGTTTCATTATCTATGAAACTCACCTCGATAGGACGTATATCCGTAGCAAACGGTTCACCTAGTACATCTATATCCTTGGAGAACCAATCGATACTTACATGCGTCATATCACCGTTATCTATCTTTTCTAGCACTTCATTAGCTTTTACTGCATTCTTATGAATGCGTGCGAGCATTTTAATCCCTTTCTTACCATCATCCATATCAACTAACTCTGGGTTGATAGCCTTGCCGAGTAAATCGTCGTCAGTTCTCTGGTGATTATAATACACAGGTAGCTCTTCAAAAGCTTTTATATTTTGTTCGAGTATGGAGGGTTCTATAAAAACCTTCTGGTCGCCATCCTCGTCGTGGGGACCCGACGTGATAGCAACAACTGGATATTCTATAAAATCATCTCCAACAATTGCGTCTCCTAAACCTAGCGCAAAAGTACGCTGGGTTCCTTTCGTATCCCCGGCAAAAGAACGAATATTTCTATCAGTAAATACTCCTTCATCTACCCTCATGCGGCATATATTAGCCGCAGTCTCTTCGTAGTTTTTATCTCCACGCTTTTTTAGCGTAGGAGCTACTTCTATCAAACAACGCTCGTACACGTATTCATCGCTCATTCTTCTCTATCCCCCGTAGCATTAGCGGCTGGTTCGTTACCAGCGCGGTTCTCAGTCCTCTTGGACTCTTCTTTCTTATCTTCGTCTTTACCACCAGATATGTTTGCATTTTCTGCTGTTTCCATTTGTTCTACAATACCGTCGGGGTTTAGACCACGTTCCATTCTTACTTCCGAAGGCGAAAGTACTCCTTCTGAAAGGTATATCATGTCTGTCTTAGCCTTGAGGAAGGCGTCATCAACATTCATGTGTCGGAATCTAAATTTAGCTTCTCCAGATTCTAATTGAGGCATTAATTGTTGATTAATTGATGCTTCAACCATATTCTGAAGATGTCTAACGTAAGGTTCGAATATAGGACGTGCCTGTTCTGGCTTCTCCCACATCGTCATTGGTACTTTAAGTGCCATGTGCATTTTCTTTAGTAAATCATCAGTGTATTTACCATATTCAAAAGCTCTTTGTGTACCTTGTAATTCTTTGACTTGTATATCATTACCGTGAATTATATCTTCACCGGGTTCTAATCCGTTGAATGCTGATACAATTTCGTTAATTTTATCAGGACCATAAGGCATATCGGGGAGTCCAGCGCTAATATCAAACCTACTATTAGCGTATTTGTTGAGAGCAGCACCAATATCCCGTTCTGCATAATCTTTAAGGTCAACCAGATAAAGAATTGGATGGATGTCAGAAAGACCATAAGCGTAATCATCGAAGGGGTTATTTTTAAATTCAATAATCTCATTCTCTTCAAACCTCACAGAATCTTTATCAGCACCCAAATCTTGGTAATAATATTTAATTTGTCCGTTCTCATCTCTTTGTACAAACATATTTTGAGATGAACGTAATACTAAATTATCTCCAGTGTATTCTAAATAAGAAGTACCGAAGATTCTACCATTTCTTATCCAACTGTATAAAAGTGTTTCAATATTTATATCATCGAATAACTGGGTGATAGCCATTCTTTCTTCGTCATTATCGGTTACAATGTCGTATCCATCCTTAGATGCATATAGACAAGGTAAGTCTATTAGGGTTCTCACTATGGGGTCAGACAAATAAACGTTCATGTAGGTACGATAGTCTCCTACCTGCGGTTCCTTGCTTCCACCATTCCTCCCGAATGAGCTATCTTGCAATTGTATCCTTCGAATAACTCCAGAGCCGTAGCTTCTAGGGTCGTCCTTGTTAAAGTTTGGGTCGGTCCCAACAGTTGCGAAACTCCGCCTTTTAAAAGGCCAATAATCACTCAGAGCCATGGCTATCTTTTACCTTTAGACGGGGAGGGTATATAAAGCTTTCCCTAGATTCCACTCAAAGGACGCTTATTTATGGGTCTTCGGCCTCTACTTTTAGCAAAAATGGGTCCTGTAGGGGAGTATTTATTGTTTTCGGTAGACCTTCGCGAAGGACTATTTAAACTTACCGATGTGAAAGTTGATTCTGGCGGCAACATACCTAACGCTGCGTGTAATGCTATAACTGTACTATCACAATAATCGTCATGTTTTCCATCTGGTGCAGCTATCTTTTCTGTTTTTTGTGATGCATCCATAACATATTCTAAATCTATGTGTTCTTTTAGCCACTTATTGACTAATTTTGCTTGCTGTGGAGGTAATCCTGCTGGGTCGGGCACTTTAACTACTCCATTTTGTATATAGGACACCATATCTCTATATACTTGTGTTTTAGTACCTTTAGGTCCTCCTGTAAATATAAACGGTGTAAAATGTATCTGTGGTTTATTTTGTATGCAGGCCAATCTCATCTCTTGTTCAATCGCTCCACCAATACCCGTAGCGTCGATAATAAGCCTACTAGCGCCAAAATCTCTACAATTAGAGAGAATACGCTCTCGCTGATAGGGTATATCGTGTCCTCCAGACTTTGGTCCAATCTCTTCCAAATGGATAAGTCTAGCAATGTTTCCCTCGTCAGTTTTTTCAGTAGTCCAAGTACTAATAACAGTTGAATTAACGGACTTACCAATATCCACGCCCACAACACAGTTATTAACTTTTGTTCCGCGCTCGACAAAGGAATAGGGTTCTCTACAGGCTTTAATAGCTTCGGGATTGAAGATTTGTGAGACCGACTCGATGAACTCGCACTCATATTCTGTCCTCCAATAAATTGAATCTTCTCCCCATTCAGTCATTTTCGTTAACATATCACTTTCTGTATATGGGGCAGAGTATGCTCTACCGGGATTTACAGCGTCTCTCCATGTAAAATGCATTCTATCAAAACTATCTTCATATCCATCATCATAGAGATAGCGATACATGTGGTTCTCTTTACTCTTAGGCGTGCCTAGATTAATAAAAGGCGCTTTGTTCGATACAATACAAGGCTCTACATTGTCTATAAATAACTTATCATCTATAAGTGGACTCTCATCTACAACTAAGAAAGTCAAAATGTCTATAACAATAATTAAAGATAAGTGAAGCTTGGTCCTCAGATGGAGCCAAAACGAATATTAAATCTCTAAATCTTTTAAAAAACATATAGATAACTACAGCTACAGAGAGAGCATAGGATTTACCTGAGCCTCGTGGAGCCAATATAGCCATCTTACGATGCTTTGCGGGGTCACCGGATGGGTGTGTTAAGCACTTCATTACTATTTGTTCTTGTAATGGTCTTAACTTTAGTGGTCTACGATGCTGGTCAATTAAATAAGATTCACAAAATGCTCTAATTAAAAGAGTCATCTTCTTTTCATCAGTCCTACACACTTCAAAAACTTGTTCTAAAGCTCTAGAATCGTGTGCTAACTTTCCACTAATCGCTGCGTTTAGCTTTTTCTGTTCGTTCTTCACCGGGGTCGTCATCTAAATCTCCTAGGAATGCCATGAAATTCTCTGTATTCTGTTCTGTTACTGTTGGCACTTCTATATTAAGAGCACGAAACTCAGTATGAATATCACGAACAATCGAGTTTCTTTGTCGCAAGAGCTCTGTTCGTAAGTCAACATCCCGAATATGTATAGAAATTTCTTCCCAAAGCACGTCTTCAAGCGCAAGATTGCGTGCCAGAAGGCGGACAAGCTCTTTATGCCTAGCATATTCTGCCTCTCCTACCCTCTCGCGAAGTCGCGCTTCGTATCCTTCGACGTCCATTACTTCTGTTCGTCAAGGGCTGCCTTAACTTTAGACTTAACAAGACTTGCAAGTTCGTCATCTTTTTCATCCCAAGCTGTAATTAATACATTCTTGACTAAAGAGTCTTTAACATGCTTTTGTGCTGTTTCATCCATTTTTTCAAAGGCTTTCATCTGGACTTTAGTTAGATTCTTATCTAATAGTCCCATTAATTCAGCTTCATTATTCTTTAAGTATTTAAAGACTAACATTTTAACTGCTGGTACGGTATATGCAATATATCCTGCCATACCTAATACTAATGCAGCCATAGCCATAAGTAATGGTTCATCCATAAGTTGGTCTAACAATCCACTTTCTTCTACAGTGTCCAAGATAGCAGTGAGGTTACCCTCTTCTGCGGTCTCATTTGTTGCTGTTTCGTTATTTGTTTCGTTTGCCATAGGTTTACACCTTGTTACTTATAACACATGGCTCTATATAAAGCTTTCGTTGTGTGGCCCCATAGACACATTTGCGTAAGTACCTGTGGTTCAGTGGTCCGTTAGGAGCCACATTATATTATAGGGGACGGCCCTATATAAAACTTTACTTCTTCTTTGCTATTGTAGCAGTAGTTTTGTC